CCTTCATATAGAAGACCCCCCCTTGATGGAACCTTAAGATTCCTTTATAAATCCCACACTACTTGGGTTGAGGCCCATGCAAACACTTGTTCCATACATCGAAGACAACATTGCGCTTCCCGCAAACGCGGCAGAGGCGCTGCCGGACTTGACTCCTGCAGAAGAACTCAACATGAGGGTCAGGACTATCAAGTTGGTATCTGATCTAACGGGCCAGCCCATCATCCCGACTGACGAGGAAAAGGATGCTGCCGAGGAAATGGCTAGAAAAATGATGGAAGATCCCGACATGCGGCCTGAGTACGCGCTGCATTCAGACGAATTTACGGCTTATTTATCAGGTTTGGTGTACCGCTCTAACGGTGCCATCGTCAAAGAATTGTCTGATCTTAAAAACTACGTCATAAACAAACTCGTTTACGAGATAGAGCACACCAAAGATAACAAGTTGAAGATGCAAGCCGTTGCAAAACTAGGCGAAATTGACGGTGTTGATGCCTTTAAGCGGCGTACTGAGACTACTCATATAGTAAAACCCATCGAAGAGGTTGAAAAAGAACTTCTTCAGGTGCTGGAGGGCATCGAGTACAGCGTAGTTGATGACAATAACGGCGACATAAACCCAGACGACTACCTGCTACCTGATGAAACTGCCCCAACTAACTCCTGAAAAACTTAAAGCCTTGCGTATGGCCCTGCCAACGATGCCCGATGAGCAGAAGCGGCGCACGTTGGAACTGCTAAAAACGTATCAGGCTGAGCGTACCCGTGCCGTGGGCAAAGATTCCTTCTTGGATTTCATCGCTCATGTGTATCCCGGCTACAAAGTCGGGCCTCATCACCGAAAATTAGCGGGGATTTTTGAGGATATTGCTGCAGGAGCGCGAAAAAGGGTCATCGTCAACATCGCCCCGCGTCACGGCAAGAGCGAAATGATCAGTTATCTCGCTCCCGCATGGTTTTTAGGTAAATACCCAAATAAAAAGGTCATTATGGCCTCACACACCGCTGATTTGGCGGTTAATTTTGGTCGGCGCGTGCGTAATCTTGTGGGATCAGACCTTTACCATGATATTTTTCCAACTGTTGAACTACAGGCTGATAGTAAAAGTGCTTCTCGTTGGGGCACAAATTTTAATGGCGAGTATTTCGCTATTGGCGTGGGCGGCGCTCTTGCTGGCCGTGGTGCCGATCTCTTTATTATTGATGATCCTCACTCTGAACAGGAGGCTAAGCAAGGTCGTGCGGACGTATTCGAGCCAGCATGGGAGTGGTTCCAGTCAGGCCCAGTCCAGCGACTGATGCCGGGTGGTGCGATCATCGTGGTGATGACGCGATGGTCGAAAATGGATCTAACCGGCAAGATTACTGACCACATGATTAAGAATGAGGACGCCGATCAGTGGGAAGTGGTCGAGTTCCCAGCCATTTTGAACGATAGACCGCTCTGGCCTGACTTCTGGACAATTGAAGAACTGCTTGCCAAGAAGGCCAGTATGGATGTGCGGTACTGGCAGGCCCAGTACATGCAGCAGCCGACTTCCGAGGAGGGTGCGCTCATCAAACGGGAGTGGTGGCAGGTGTGGGAGCGAGAAGACCCGCCGCCGTGCGAGCACCTGATCATGAGCCTCGACGCTGCCCAAGAGAAAACTAACCGTTCCGACTTTAACGCCCTGACCACGTGGGGTGTCTTCTTTAACGAGGAGACTAAGAACTACAACCTGATCCTGCTGAACGCCATCAAGGAGCGCCTTGAGTTCCCAGAGTTAAAAGCGTTGGTGCTGGAGCAGTATAAGGAGTGGAACCCCGACTCGTTTATTGTGGAGAAGAAGTCGAACGGGGCGGCGCTATACCAAGAGATGCGTCGGATGGGTGTGCCGCTGAGCGAGTTCACCCCGTCCAAAGGGCAGGACAAGATCAGCAGAGTAAATGCTGTGTCAGACCTGTTTGCTGCGGGTATAGTCTGGGTGCCCGATAGGCGCTGGGCTTGGGAGGTGGTTGAAGAGTGCAACGACTTCCCGTCTGGCACGAACGACGACTTGGTGGACTCGACCACTTTGGCTCTTTTGCGTTTCCGTCAGGGCGGCTTTATTCGCCTGCCTACTGACGAGCCAGAACCGATGAAGTGGTTTAAGAGCCGCAAGAATGCGTCAGCAAGATACTACTAGGAGAATTTAAATGGCCGTCGATAAGAGTTTGATGCAGGCTCCGCAGGGTCTTGAAGCACTTGCTCCCCCCGAGCCGCTTGAGATCATGATTGAAGACCCCGAGAGCGTGGCTATCGGCGTCGATGGTATGGTGGTTGAACTCGTTAAGTCTGAGCCGCGTGCCGAGGACTTTGACGCCAACCTCGCTGACTTTATGAGCGAAGGCGAACTTGGATCGCTCTCTGGCGAGTTGATCGGTCAATATGAGCAGGATCTCTCCTCGCGTAAAGACTGGCTCGACACCTACGTCAAGGGACTGAAGATCCTTGGTCTGCGGTACGAGGACAGGACAGAACCGTGGCCGGGTGCGTGTGGCGTGTTCCACCCATTGTTGATGGAGTCGGCGGTCAAGTTTCAGTCCGAGACCATCATGGAGACCTTCCCGGCGGCAGGGCCGGTTAAGGCCAAGATCGTGGGCAAGGAGACTCCAGAGAAGAAGGACTCCGCCACCCGTGTCGCTGATGACATGAACTATCAGTTGACCGAGGTGATGAAGGAGTACCGCCCTGAGCACGAGCGGCTGCTGCTGAGCCTTGCTTTGGCAGGTAACGCCTTCAAGAAGGTCTACTTTGACCCTAGCCTTGACCGTCAGACGGCGATCTATATCCCGGCTGAAGACATCATTGTGCCGTATGGCGCGGCGAATCTGGAGGGTGCTGAGCGTGTTACGCACCGGATGCGTAAGACGAAGAACGAACTAATCAAATTGCAGTATGCAGGTTTCTATCGCGACATCGACTTGGGCGACCCGGTTCGCACGATGGACGAGGTGGAAAAGCAAAAGGCAGAGGATCAAGGCTTCTCAGCCACGATGGACGACAGGTTCCAGTTGCTTGAGATGCACGTGAACATCGACCTGCCGGGTTATCCCGATGTCGATAAGGACAACAACGAGACAGGGATCGCACTGCCGTACGTGGTGACGATTGAGAAGGGGACGGGGACGGTTCTAGCGATTAGGCGGAACTGGAACGAAGATGACAAACTCAAATCAAAGCGACAGCACTTTGTGCATTACGGGTATATCCCCGGCTTTGGCTTCTATTATTTCGGACTTATCCACCTTATCGGCGGCCACTCTAAGGCGGCAACCTCCCTCCTTCGCCAACTTATCGACGCAGGAACTCTTAGCAATCTTCCGGGTGGTCTCAAATCACGCGGTCTGCGTATCAAGGGAGACGACACACCCATCGCTCCCGGCGAGTGGCGAGACGTAGACGTTCCGTCTGGTGCGGTGCGCGACAACATCCTGCCGCTGCCGTACAAGGAGCCTAGCCAGACGCTTGCCATGCTGATGGACAAGGTGGTCGAGGATGGTCGCCGTTTTGCTGCAGTGTCGGATCTGAAGATCTCTGACATGTCTTCGCAGGCTCCGGTTGGCACGACCCTCGCTGTGCTTGAGCGGGTTCTCAAGGTCATGACAGCGGTTCAGGCTCGCATCTACTACACGATGAAGCAGGAGTTCAAACTCCTCGCTGCGATCATCCGTGACAATACCCCGGATGAGTATTCGTACGAGCCAGAGGTCGGTGATCGCAAGGCTAAGAAGGCTGACTACGATGATGTGGATGTCATCCCGGTTAGTGATCCAAACGCGGCCACGATGTCGCAGAAGATTGTGCAGTACCAAGCGGTGCTGCAGTTGTCGCAGACTGCGCCAAACATCTACGACATGCAGTATTTGCACAGGCAGATGATTGATACGCTCGGCGTCAAGAACGCAGACAAGATCATCCCGCCCACGCAGGACGCTAAGCCTAAAGATCCTGTGACTGAGAACATGGACATCATGATGGGCAAACCAGCCAAGGCGTTCATTTATCAGGATCACGAGGCGCACCTGCAGGTGCATATGTCTGCCATGCAGGATCCGAAGATCATGCAGGTGATTGGGCAGAATCCAAAAGCCCAAGAGATTATGGCAGCAGCCTCTGCACACGTGATGGAGCACGTGGCCTTTCAGTACCGTCGTGAGATTGAGAATCAACTTGGCGCGGCATTGCCGCCCACGCAAGAAAACGGTGAAGACACCGCACTGCCTGAAGCCGTTGAAGTACAGATATCTCGCCTCGCTGCTCAGGCTGCAGCCAAACTACTCCAGAAAGATCAGGCCGAAGCCCAGCAGCAACAGGCCCAGCAACAGGCTCAAGATCCTGTTCTGCAGATGCAGCAGCAAGAACTGCAACTTCGCCAGCAGGAACTGCAACTCAAGGCGCAGCAGATCCAGATGGAGGCGCAGGTCAAACAGGCTGAACTTCAACTTGAGGCCCAACTCAAGCAAGCAGAACTGCAGCGTAAGCAGCAAGAGATGCAGATTATGGCGGCGACCAAGGCCGATGAACTCGACCTTCGCAAACAAGAGATTCAGAACAGATCGCAACTTGACGCCGCTCGACTTGGTGTGGACGTTCAGAAGCACAAGGCCGGGCTGTCTGCCAAACAGCAGACCGAAGGTGCGCGTATGGGCATTGACATTGCCAAAACCAAAGATGCAGCCATGCGGGCTGCGTTACGACCGCCGAAAGGTGCAAAGGAGGAGTAAATGTCCTATTCAAACGCTCTGGAATACCTTGAATCAAAACTCAAGGAAGAGCGCAGTCTCATTGTAGAGAACCTCACCCAAGGCAAGTTGGATGAGGGGGAATACAAAAGGCTATGCGGGGCCATTCAGGGTCTTGACCTCGCAGTTAGTTACATCAAAGACCTTGCGAAACGATTGGAGGAAGAGTGAGTAACATTGACGTAGAAAAGACACAGGAAGAGGCTCAGAAAGCCAAACTCCTGCCAGAGCCAAAAGGCTATCGGCTGCTGTGTGCAGTACCGCATGTGGAAGAAGAATATGACGGTGGCATCATCAAAGCAGAGGACACCAAGC